CCCGGACATCAGCCGCTTTAAAGATCCTGATGCTGCGCTGCCGGAGATTGCCCTCTACGTAGGCGGCAAGCTGTTCCAGTCAATTTTCCTGTGTACCACCTTTGTGAACACCCTGGCGTCCGGGCTGGCATCGCACGCCAGCGTATCGCGCCTGCTGTACGTGATGGGACGTGACAATGTGTTCCCGGAGCGCATTTTTGGTTATATCCATCCCAAATGGCGTACCCCGGCGCTGAACGTGATCATGGTGGGTATTGTGGCGCTGTCGGCCCTGTTCTTTGATCTGGTGACCGCCACGGCGCTGATCAACTTTGGCGCGCTGGTGGCATTTACCTTCGTTAACCTGTCGGTTTACAACCATTTCTGGCGGCGTCAGGGCTATAACAAAACCTGGAAAGATCGCTTCCATTACCTGCTGCTGCCGCTGATTGGTGCGGTGACGGTAGGGGTGCTATGGGTCAACCTTGAAGCAACGTCCCTGACGCTGGGACTGATATGGGCTGCGCTGGGCCTGCTGTATCTGACGTACCTGACGCAGCGTTTCCGGAAACCGCCGCCGCAGTATGAGGCGGGGAAAGTCGGGCAGGGATGACGTCTCGCTAACCACAATACAAAAAGGGCTTAGATAATCTCTTATCTAAGCCCTTGATATTTGGTGGCCCCTGCTGGACTTGAACCAGCGACCAAGCGATTATGAGTCCCAAGCTGAAGTCTTATAAAACAATAAGTTACTTTGTTTTCAGATAGTTGCTGCATCGAATAATGCCAAATATGAAAGCATAGTGAATAGCTCTGCTGCCACTTTGCTGCCAATTCCTAAAACCTAAACTTTTCGTAAAGCACATTAACTTTAGAACTGTCATTAATTCAATATTATTAATGTAATATTTTTAAATTTGCTCTTGTAAGTTAGAACCCACTGTACATTAAGTGGATTCTAACTATACAATTCTTTAATTAGCAAAGATTATTATTTACACATCTCAATGAGTAATTCGATTGATGTCCTCAATTCCTGCTCTGTGAAAGTATTCCCAGAATCTGGATGATGGATGCAGTTTCTAACATATGTGCAAAGTGTATCATACGTAATTGTATTATGACCTGATTGCTTTGCATGTTTAGAAGGATCGTATTTAATGTGAGATTTTATGAAAGTATCACAGTCCTTAACTTTATTTTTTCCTTCCTTATCTTGAAGCCATCCGTAGAGCTCAATATGGTAATCATTTGAAACCACATCGAAAGCTAAGTACGTTGTTTCAGCATTGGTTACTGAAGGTAACACTGATGGGGCATTAATATGCTGACAGTTTATTAAGCCATTTCTTTCTACTAAAGTGATAACAAGATTATTATTAGTATCAATTAAAGCTTCTTTGAGAACATGATCTGAGTGTGTGGCGAAAATTATTTGAGCAGTTTGTTGTCCACTCATTGAGAATAATTTTTTGTAGTAGCTGAATATTTTTCTTTCCCACTTAGGATGCATACTCAACTCAGGTTCATCAATCATGACTGATGCACCATTTAGTATGCTTGTATTCCTCAGTAAAAATGCACCTCTGAATACAACTTGCTTTTCGCCAGTGCTTAGTTTATCAACTGGAATTAGTTTGTTATTCTTTTTAAATAGGATAGTTTTTTCATCATCAATATCATCAACGTGCCCATATTTAATCTTTTCAAAAAAATTGTCAAATGCATTTTGAAATCTAAATAATTTTGAGGTTTTAAAGAATACATCCCAAGGCTTAGGGGTATTGCCTAACGTTTTATTTTCTTCTACATATGCTGAGTTGTCTTGATTTACAATATCAATTATAAGCTGTTTTAGTGAGGTAAAATCCTCAACTGTATCAATGTCGTGCTTGCTTTTATCAAGCTCACTGATGGTGGTTGAAGTTATTTTTTGTGTTTTATAATCTGCGCGCGCTCTGGAATATACGCAGCCATAATTTCTCAAATCTTTATTGTCTGAACCTATACTACTAGCATCGTACATTCTATCATATGTTATGGGATGGATTTCGCCATTGGGTGCGATTATATTGAAAAAGTTTTTCGTGTATGTAATTGCGCTATTATTTGCAGTTTTATATATGTCACTATTAACCTCATACTCGATGTAATCAAAATATTCATATGAACCGTAATTTAAAAAGGTACTAATTGATTCAAGAATTGTTGATTTACCTGTTCCATTTTCACCCGCTAAAAGTATAGTATTGTATACTTTTCCTGTTTTAGGGTTGATGAAATCTAATGTCAGATCACCTAATACTGGATGATTTACCCATTTTATCTTTCTAAGATTCATTTCTTAATCCGTTTTAGTATTTTAAAGAGTTTGCATTATAAATTGGCTGTTAATGTCTTCACAAAGCTGAAGCCTCTGTTTAAATTTTAGGATTTTGCTTTGGTTAACAACTCTATCTGATTCAGAGGATTGAGTAACATTGCTTCGGACAAATGATCCGGTGCAAAATGTGCATAGCGCATCGTGACCTTGATGTCGGTGTGTCCCAATATCCGCTGAAGTACAAGTACGTTGCCGCCGTTCATCATGAAATGAGACGCAAAGGTGTGGCGCAAAACATGCGTTAGCTGCCCGGCAGGCGTCTCAATCCCGGCTCTCTGCAATGCCTTTCTAAAAGCTGAATAGCAAGGTTTAAAGAGCATTTGCGCATTCCTGATTGATGGTAAATCAGCCTGTAATTTTTCAGTTATCGGCACCGCCCGATTTTTCTTGCCTTTCGTTTTTACATATATGATCTGACCGACGCGGATTTGGTTTCCCTTCAGCCCTTCGGCCTCACTCCATCGCGCCCCTGTTGCCAGACAGATTTTCACAATAGTTGTGAGATCTTTAGATCGGCTTTTCTCACATTCGGAGAGTAGGGTTTTGATTTCCTCAATGGTGAGATATGCCATCTCTGATTCGCTGATCTTAAACTCGCGTACATTCTCCAGAGGGTTCGGTGCTATCCAATCATCAAGCCTTTTCAGTTCGTTGAACATAGCTCGGAAATAAGCCAGCTCAAGGTTTACTGTTCGAGGGGTTACGGTCTTCACTCGGTCAGAGCGCGTTATTTTTCCGCTTAACCGCTGTTCGCGGTAAGTAGAGAAAAGCTTTGCGTTAAATTCAGTAGCGAGCGGATCACCCATGGCGAGGCAGGCAAACTCCATGGCGCTTTTTCGCTTCTCACCATCTGCAAGTGTTACGCCGTGCGCGTTATACCAAGCGGTTACTAAATCCCTAACGCGCCGCTTGTCCGCTTTCTCGCCCAGCCAGGGCTTGTCTTCGGATTGTTCTTTAACGTGCCGCTCAAATGCCAGGGCTTCCCCTTTCGTAGCGAACTGACGGCGAATACGCCGCCCGTCCCTGCCGTTGGGGAAGACTTGAGCCTGCCACTTTCCATTGCTTAATTTGCTTACTGCCATTCTACAGGCCTATTAAAATCTGGAATTATTATCACGCATTAGGGTTTGCCAGTGTTCTTCACTGAGGATTTTGAGCGGAACTCCTTTATTGTCACGATAATCAATAGCCTGTTCTATCTTTCTTCCGAAACTTTGAAATTTCCAATCCTTAGAACTAAGGGCACCAATAATTAGATAGTCTAAATCTTGAGTAACCCGATCAACAATTTTGCAACCAAGCTTTAAAAGGTCACTTTCACATTGCCTACGGGAGCCACAAAGAAACTTACCAGTGAGACAAACTTTACTATCTGTAGGGTTAAAATCATCAATTAGGTCAACAGGTGATGTTGTGGAATATCCATCCACAATACCCTCAGAAATATTTGATCCTGTAAAAGCAGTGATTTCTTCTAATAATTTGGTGCGTTCTTCGTCTGTTATCACTCCATCACTCAGGATTGATTGAACCAGTTCGTAAAGATGTTTGCCGGGATAGTTACTTTTTAAAGCTGCATTTGTAGTTAAGAACCAGTTTAAATAGCTGATTTCTTCATCACTCAAATGATAGTCAGAAGCAAGCCCCTTACATAGACCCTCTAGTAAATGCTTGTCAGAATCTGCGGAGTAAAGATCTATGTTAGGAGTATCCATCAACCCGCGCTGCATTTCATGTAGCAGGTCTTTCAATTCGTCTAATTCAGACTGTTCAACTACACCATCCGAAAGGATTTCACTTATTTTATTTCTAATGCAATTTACAAAATAATTTTGGGAAAGGACGTCTGATTCCATCAGCCACGTATCAAGGAAAATCATTTCTTTTTCACTTAATTTTCCATCGCAGGTCATCCCTTCAATCAGGTTGATTAAGTTAGCGATGGCTTTATCTCTATTGTGTGTATAGTTGAAAGCGCTAAATTGAGACATACCAATATTCCTTATTCAGTAAACGTTATTTTGCTGACCACTTTCCCATTGGCTTTAATATCCGATGGTTTGCACTCAAAGGATGCAGGGCCATTCTCTACACGTAAGCGTCCGCCAGGAAGACGGTAAACCTGCCTAATACTCATAAAACCATCTAATTCAATCAACCAGATCCCATCGTTGATCTCTCCCTTGAACTCGTCCACGAGATAGAAAGAATTTTCAAACTTCACAATAAATGGAGCAGTGGTGTCTTGAGGTAAAAGGCGAGAGTCGTAGCGAACTTGCTCAGTGGAGTAAAAAATCCCATTTGAGATTTCTTTTAATTGCATAGGTAATCCACTATCGCTATCTGCTTTTGTTGTGGGCGAGCCTTGTCCCGTAGTTAACCAAAGCATAGATGCGCCCGTATCAAGATGGCATGCGATAAGCCAGTCATGCGGAAAAGTATCACGCATCCAACGGTTTGCCATCGTGCTTTGGGATACCCCAAGGTGGTCGCACAAAGCCTGTCTGGTACTGAATCCATAGGCTTGGAGGATACGCGTTATGGCTTCCTTTCCACCACTTTGAGATGTGAAGTTAAATTTTGAGATCGCTAAAGGGGTCTCTTTTGTGTTTGACATATTTAAAATGCGATCCTATTATCGGTTTTGTGGTGTTCGGAATGATTGCGAATAGTTCCGAATAGTGAAGTTTTTAAACACAAACTGAGGAATAGTGCATCATGAAAAGCAATTTTTCAATGCGCCCTAGCATCAATCTTGTGATATCTGAGCCATTCATCACACTGGATGAGTTCTGCCGCCGTACCGGTTACAAGCCTAGCTATGCCCGCCAGATGATCCGTGAAAACCGCCTGCCTATCAGGAAAAAAGCAGGAGTTAACAGTCTCATCGAAGTCAACATGTTCGCGTTAACGATGGAAGCAGCTCAGGGCTGCGAAGTCGCAATGCAGGCCTGATAGTTCCATTTTGGGATACAAAAGGATTTTCATCATGTTTGATTATCGCGTTTCCAAACATCCACATTTCGACGAGGCCTGCAGGGCTTTCGCGCTGAGTCACAACATGGCGAAGCTGGCAGAACGCGCGGGAATGAACGTCCAGACGCTGCGCAATAAACTGAACCCGGACCAACTGCATCAACTCACGCCCCCAGAAATCTGGTTGCTTACCGATCTGACTGAGGACTCCACCCTGGTTGACGGATTCCTGGCACAAATTCACTGCCTGCCGTGCGTGCCGCTGAATGAAGTAGCAAAAGAGAAGCTGCCGCATTACGTAATGAGTGCAACAGCGGAGATCGGGCGTGTTGCTGCAGGCGCAGTATCTGGGAATGTGAAAACTGCTAACGGCCGCCGTGACGCGATCACCAGTATCAATTCAGTTACGCGATTGATGGCGCTGGCCGCAATTTCCATGCAAGCACGCCTGCAGGCAAACCCGGCGATGGCTAGCGCAATGGACACCGTTACGGGCCTTGGCGCTTCGTTCGGCATCATCTGAGGTGATCATGCTGACTAAAGAGCCTTCATTCGCATCACTTTTAGTAAAACAAAGCCCGGCAATGCACTGCGGACATGGCTGGATTATCGGGAAAGGTGGCAAACGCTGG